ATAGAAGTGGCAACTGAAGGAATAACTGTAGTCAGATCAATCTCTGATACATTCACTCCAGGTGATAATTGAAATGCCATTGGATTTCTCCTTTTATTGTTGGGTCAATATTCTTTTATAGTGTATTTAGTTTTTTACAATCTTGACGATAAATAGCCCGTTGGTGCTTCCCAAACATCCCCATCTTCGGCCATGGCCTCTTGTGTAACACCGTCGTCGATAAAGCCAAAAGGCACCATACTTTCATCTACGAGCATATTCTGCTCTTCCAACATAATCTTACGAATATCAATTCTTGTCTCATCTTTGAAGAACGCTTGCGCTGTCAGCCACGCATAAAGCACCAGACCCATCACAATATCGTCATTATTACCCTCTTCAGCAGCAAATGTGTCTTTTGTTCTGACGAAGGTATTCAGTTCAGCGATGGTATCAAAGTCATTGATAATTAGCTTGTCGTTTTCAATCAACGTTTTGAGGTTAGCACAGCCAATTTTCTTGACTGATTTAGTCGTTTTTACACCAAAAGCCACTGAACGTTTGAAGCCAGAAGAAATGCTCTGACCCTTAATATGATGATGCTCCAGCTTGTAAATATGCTCATACTCTAAATCGTAATGAAGAATATCAACAACTTGTTGACCAATATTATTTGTTTCAATCAGCACGTAGGCTTCATTATATCTACGAGCTAATGAGTAAACAACCGTTGGAAAGAATAGCAGCGGCAACTTATTGTTGCGGTATCTTGCCACTTGTTTATAGGGTGCTTCAGTAGCGTCAAGAATATTGATCGTCGAATAGTCTAGATTGACACCTTCAGCACAGTCTACCGTAGCAATATATATTCTGCCTGGTCGTGGGTCCTCATAGATGAATAGATTACCATCATCTTCAATACGCATCGGGTCACGGAATGCCATTGAACGCAGTTTTGCTCCAGAGATAAGTGTTGCTGCTGAACCAATAAACTCAGTCTCAAACTCTTGTCGAAACTGTTCTTCAGATGTGTTTCGTATTGTTTCTTCTTTCCACTTTTCGTCACGACCCGGTACTTGTGACCAGTGAACTTCAAGTGTTTTGTAAAGAGAACGGCCTTCCATGGCATCCATCCACATTTTGTAGAATAGATTTAGACCGTTTGGTGTAGAAACAATAATTACTTTTGATGTTTTACCAGATGAGATAACAGGGTAAGTAGATGTAAAGAAGTCTACCGCCATGTTATGTGGCACGAACGCAAATTCATCAAGAAAAATTAAATTGTATGTACCACCTCGAACACCCGCTGCTGACGTAGCGTAAGCATAAATCTTTGAACCGTTTTCCAGTTCTAAAGAACGTTTGTTCCAGTTGATAATACCTTGCTGCAACCAGTGTGGAAGATATTCATATGCCTTTTGAATCTTGGCAAGAATGTCTTGTGCAAGTTGAAGTTTGTTAGCAAGAATACCGATAACAAATTCTTCATTGAACAAAGAACACCACAACATATAACCGACGGTGGTAGTTGTTTTACCAACTTGTCGTGGCATTTTACATATTGTAAAACGATTGTTGTGAAACTCGTTGACCATTTCTTTTTGAAAGTCCCACATATCAAAAGGGACAAGGCCACGATCAACGTTTACAATCTTTACGTAGTTCGCTATAAAGTATACTGGATCTTCAGCACACTTTACATATTCTTTGACTTCTTCTTCTGTGAGGGATAATTCAACACCGACTTTCTTGAGTCGGGCATTACCAAGATATCCAACTTCCATTGTTTATCGTGTGAAGCTCTTTAACATCCAGCCATGTTTTTGATGTGCATCAAGAATATCTTGAAGAAAATTACCTACTGCTGGTTCATCAGCAGCATCAGCAAGAGCAATACCTGCACGAAGTTCAATCATATATTTGTCGTTATCATTAGCAAGTTCACTCATCATAATCAATGGTGATGGTATTGCTACAAGGTCATTGACTTTTGATAGTTCCATCATTCGTGATAATGATGTTGGTGTATAAGAACCTAAAGCACGAATATGTTCGGCAATAGAGTCAGTTTGCTCAAACACTGCCTCATAAAGTGTACCTAAAAAATTATGATACTCAGCAAAGTTTGGACCTTCTACATTCCAGTGAAATGTATGCGCCTTGAAATACAAACCGAAATTTGTACCAAGAATAATTTTCATTTGTTCGATTAATTGTTCCATAGTCTTATTTGTTAGATTTGATCATTTTTAATAGTTCAGTTGTGGAGCCAACAAAGACTGCTTTATCTATGTTGACTCCCTTTGCGACTTCAGATTGGGGTGCAAGCTCTCTTTTTGTTTTCTGAAGTTGAAGCAAATCTTTGTTCATCTCGGTTAGATTTTTCATCATATTAGCCAAGACTTCATATGCTCTCGGTGATTCTGACTGATTGGCAACATATGCCAAATCGTTCAGTGCTTTGTTGCCGGTATCAATCAATGTACGAATATTTTCACGGGCATAATTTGCATCTGTTTCTACAGCATCGGATGTTTCGACAACAACAGGCATCGTTTGAACTGGCGTTGCCTCTTCTACTGGTTCAATGTCGAAGATTTCGGACAAATTTTTGTTTAGTTTTTTCATGATAAAGTATCAGGCCATTCTATGATTGTTTCAACAAAACCGTAGCTAGTATTCGGCAATGCTGTAGTTGGTGTAGGTTCAGTAATCACAGCAGCAGCATTGATTGAATTAATGTCCAACGTTGCTACATTATACTTTGCACCAGAATAATCACCTGTCAATGTATAACCAGATTCAATGTATTTATTACCACCAGTAATGACAAGTGTGCCAAGTGATGTGTTACTAAAGAACTCTACTGTACCAACAAATCCATTTGCAGTGTCACGCAGAGTTTCGCCTGTTGTGAATACATTATTACCATTAGCATAGTCAACATAGACCTTTTGAATTTCTTTTGACGTAAGGTCAATGTTGAGGTTTGTATTTGCAGTATTGATGATTTTACCAGATTTGACTGGTGGCCAGATGAAGCTCTTGGCAGTAAATGTCAAATCCCAAATAATCAATCTTGTTGTGCCATCTGACATGCCACCTTCATACTCAACGGTAGATGCAACAGAATTGAGTATGATAGGCACATTATATTTCTGATTCATTGCTGGAATAAAATCCACAACAACATTGAAATCTGGTGTGAAGAATGGTAAAATCTGTTCTAATATCTGTGTGCCATCTTCTGTATTACGAACATAAATTGATAAACTAAATTCAAAGTTATATGGTACAGGTAAAAACTGTGTGCTTACGCCGGTGTTTGTAGCAGCAGCAAAATTTTGTAGTGTTGAAACTTGTTTACGACTTACATCATATTCCAGACTGTCAAGATTAAATGACATTCTTGGAACAACAGTGTTGATTGATTTAATAAGATTCGGGTCAGAAGTTATCTGTGTCAGATAACGTTCTTTTGGTCCATAAGATAATGGTACTTTTTGTTTTTCTTTTGGAACACCCGCTTGTGTGTAACGAACAATCTCCAAATCATTGAACATCGTACCAAACACAACCACCATCTTACGAATGGTGCGGTGATAAAATTGTGCATTACCTAGCATTATGGTTCACCAAATGGATTGATTTCAGTGAAGTCAATTATACCATCACTTGCTGCTTCAATTCTTGCATTGTCAAAAATATCTTCAAATGCATTATTCGTTGTCGCTGCATCAGATGCAAGTGTCACTGTCCACTGTGCGCTGCTTGTATTACCTTTCACATTGGCAGAGGTCGTAAAGTCTCCTTGAATACGATAAACATCAATGTATGCATTTGGTTGGAAATCATATACTAGTGCTTGTGTTGTAGCGTTAGCCAACGATGAACCTTGATATACGATCTCGTCGTTGAGAAACTTACCTGAACCAGAACCTAATGAAATACGAACTTTTGGATAGTAATTGCGAATGTTATTGTCTATATCATCAATACCAGTTTCAATAATTTCATTTGAGAACACATACTGTTTCATTTTTATTGCATACACGTAAACATTACCACCACGACCACGACCTAATGTATAAAACATTGCTTGATCATTTTCACTTTCGACACTCGTAATCTCAAAAAAACTTGTTGTCAATGGAATATAAATCAAATCACCTTCACGAGGTCTTGTGTAACCATTGACTGTATATCTAAATCTAAGGCGTGATACCAACATCGTAACTTCGTCACGAATTTCTAAACCAAACTTAGATATAAAGTCTTGATCGCCGTCAAATCCTGTAACATTTTCAAGATACATTTCAATGGCATGTGCGGTAAGATATTGTTTTAGTCCATCTTCACCATACAGAAAATCTACTTCATCACGTGTTGTGCGTGGAAGATAATAAAGATCCAAGCCATATATTTTGAGTGCTTCTATGACCAAATCTTCAACAAGCAGTTGCTCCGGCGTAATAGGAGCATCAGCAAGTCTGCTTGGAAAATTATTGAAGTAGAAATTAGTGGACATTATCCTGTAAATATCTCAGAAGGTAGTGAACCCATTTGATAAATCTGTTCTTCCATTTCTTTTATTTCTTCGACCGCTTCATCATAAATCTTTTGGCCATTAAGCGTTACACCACCAGGCATTTGAATACCCTCAAACTTTTTGAGATTGTTGCCCCATTGTTGTTTAATTTTTGCTGTGGCTAATTGTTTCAGAAAACGATCATTCCACACATCCGTTGTGCCTTCAATCTGAATCGCAGAGTTGTTATGTGTTAGTGTTGGTGGACCAATCAATGTCAAACTTGTGGGTGATTCAATATTACCAACTTGTTTTGATTCGTTACCAATTGTAATGAAATCGTATGGTACAATCTCTTGATCGAACTTTGTACCATAACCTGTAATTGTATTTGACGATGGGCTACCTGTAACTGTGCCCC